ATAGAGGCTCGTACACAATGAATTGTTCTTTTTGGGATATAAACCCTAGCTCCGGGCATAAAATCCCACCACCGGTCATCTATGAGGACCGAACTTTGGCCTTCTAGTATTTTCCAGTGCTCTTCTCTAAAATTATGGTATTGAACAGACATTGATCGTCCCGGATAGACATGAAGAATTTTTGCTACCATTTTTGGAGTTCTTTTTAATACTCTGTAAGTACCCCAAGGTCGGAAAACAATATCTTCTTTCATAATTATCTAAACGGTTGTCCCATAAACCAACAAACTAAACTATTTCTTTTGCCTCCTTTTACTTCTGTAATTTGATGCAACAAAAACGAAGGAAATATAATTAAATCTCCTTTGTCTTTAAAATTTTCTGGTTTGTGTTGTTTGTTGTCCATATCTTTAATGAATAGATTGCCTCCTTTATATTTATCAAAATTAGAGAGTTGAATACACATCGATAATTTTCTAATTAATCCCGGGTAAGGGCCATCGGGTTCGGGTGGATAGATATCTCTGTGCCATTTATAGTGTTGACCTTTTTTATACTCAGTAAATTGAGGACATTGTAAATTAGAAATTTCAAAATTGTAATATTGTTTGTTAACTTCAGAGGCAATTTCACATAACTTTGGTACAACCCAATGATCCAAAGGATAGAACCTAACATTAGAATTTCTGTCCTTTTTAAGATCTGCTTCTTTCTTCCACATGACTCCAGCCAAGTGTTCATCATACTCTTTAGATTCTTTAACCATTGCATCACATAAGTTTTCTGGTACTGCTTTTGGCATAGCAACGTAAGGTTTATACATCTACAACCTCACAAGCTCCTGCGGTACAGGCCAATGTTTGAGATGATTTAGTTGTATCTTCTTTTTCATACGACATTAATTCATTCCAATTAATTTGTTTTGGTTGTTTCTTTTGTAACTTATCATAAGTAGCTTTGTCAATATCTTCGTAAGGTGCTTGTTGATATACATGACCAAAGTTAGGTAAGAAAGATACTCCTGTTAATTCATCAAAATGTCTCCAACACCAATCAGCAACCCCAAGCCATTCATCATCATTAACCGAAACGGTTATACTTGGTTTATGCTCACACCAATGTTCAGCATATATTAACCAATGCTCTAACTGTTCAATGGCCGTTCTCGCATGTCTGGTTATACCATGTGTCGGTGCTTTTTCTACAAAACTAAACACTGAGGTAGAATCTGGTTTCATTACACAACTTTCAGTAGGTATGTTTTGAGACATAAGAAATTGTGTTAGTGGATCTTTCTTATCTCCACGAACTCTTCTTATGTAATAATCATTGTGTCTGGCATGAATACCAGAAGCTGCATTAACAAGTTGTGATACAGTGCCCGATGGTTTTACACAAGTAATTGCTGTTGATTGATTAATTTTAAGTTTCTTTGCCCACTCTTTGTTAACGGCAATAGATTTATTTTTTAACTTTACTAACAAATCTTTTAATACTCCTTTATTAAAAATATTTCCACTTAATATCTTATGATCCATAATACCGGTTAAAGAAACTCCAAGTAGTCTTTCTTTCTCAGTTGTTTCTGTCCAAGACTTACGAAGATATTTAAAAGATGTTAACGTGGCTTGCATCGTTCCAAGAATAGTAGCCGCCGTTACTTTATCTAATAACTTCTCTTCACTGTCATCACTTCGTATTACACATTCACTAAGGTTGCACACTTGGTGTGGTCGTAAAATTATCTCTGAACAGGGATTGGTTCCAAACTCAAAGTCAGTATCTCTTCGTTTGTTTCTAGAGGCGACTGTTTTACTTGCTTGTCTATTAAAAATTCCTCGTTCGCCACTACCTGATTTGTAGAGAGACAACCACTCTTCCATAAACACACCAATATTTTCTGGTTTGTTTTGATAGACGGCGGAGTTATTGGAAAGGGCTCGTTGACTCTCGATACGGTACCACTCTCCTGATTTGGCATCTCTCATTTCTCTATCGTTTAAATCGGAGAGACTAATCATAGCAGATCGTCTTACACCTCCAACAACAACTATTTCTCCTACTTTACACACCAAGTCGTGACACTCGAGAGGAGTAAGTCTTCGTCCTTGTGCTTTAGTAAACATTTCCGTGGCGAAATTAAAGAGGTCGACGAGGGGTGCAGGTCCAGAAGCTCTTCCACCGAATGTGTGTAGCCTTTCTCCAGCCTCTCGTACGTTAGAGATATCCCACTTGGGTATTTGCCCGGCATATAATAATGTAAGGATTTCCCGAAATGCTTTTGCCCACCCGAGCTTAGAATCTCGAACGACGATAGTAGTTTCAGTTGGATGCATATTATCAGCAACAATAGGCAAACTTTCAATGTACTTTTTTTCAACACTAAAACCCACTCCTGTTCCACACATTAAAACATACAGTATTTCATCAAAAGCTTTGGGATGATCTACTGGTATGTAAGAACAATTATAACCTGCTATGTTTTCTTTTTCCAAGGCTGGCCCAGCTGTCATAAGAGCTCTCATAGAAGGCATTACTTCTAAATTTAAAACTTTATCTTCTAAATAATTTCTTGTTTTTTGATCAAGGACATAACCACAATTCTTTTTAAGATGCTCTTCAAAAAAATTAAAATATCGTGCAACTGTTTCGTGCCATTCTTCTCTTCTGTTTTCTTTTGGTAACCATCTAGCATATCTAGATTTGTGGATAAATTGTTGGTATACAGTAGGTAATTCTTTATTTGTCGTCATTTTTTCTCCTTTTTCATTACAATTATATTTCTAATATGAGTTATTGTCATGAAAACATTAAGTATCATCATAAAATATAACTCGTTTTCCCAAGTCCATATCCACCAAATACTTTGAGCACCTAGTCCTATCCAAGGAGCTTTTAAAGAATTGTTACCGTAGAAGTAAACCGAACAACAAGCACTCAAAGCTGCCGTTACTTCTAAAACTGGTATGTCATTGTAGAGTAACCAATGTAGCATTTTTTATTGGTACATTAAAGAAATATTCTCCATTAATAACATTTTTATTATGAATTTCTACAGGATCCTTACATAAAGACCCTTTTATAGACCATGCCTTACTCAGGTCTCGATTGAGAATATAAAAAGTTAATCTGTCAGGTGTATCCATCATATCAATTAATCTTTTTTTTCTGTAGGGAATATGCACTGTAGACCACCACTCTGGCCATTTATCTTTCCAACCTAATTTAACTTCAACTTCATGATAAGAAATTTCTGGTTTTATTACTTTAATATCTGCATTGTAATCCTCTACATCCGGAGAAAGTTCGCATCCCATTGATATTAAAAACTTTCTTACTGCTTTTTTAGCAGGACTGTCCCAAGCATGATAGTTTTTGTAAGTAAACTGAGACTTAATGTTATTTATTGTCATTAGTTTGTTTGTCTAAAGTATCAATAAGCTTATTTAAATACCATCTAGCTTTTTGTAAATCTTGAATTTTATTATTTTTGTAATTACATCTCCATGTGTACTTAATATTATTGCCTTTTAAATAACCTTGAAATTCTTCTGGAGTAAGGGCGGCTTCTATGGCTTCAATACACTCAATACTGTTGTGTTTGTAATGGGGTGGGTGGTTAACGTTGTCATCACTCATCTATAACCTCGTCTACAGTTTTCATATTTAACAACACGTTTAATCTCTTCCTTTGAAAATCCGTATTGGTTGGTTCCATAATAAGTTTTTTAGCAAAACCCCGAACCTGTTGATAGTTAAGGCTAGCAAGATCACACACGTCAACAAACCAAGAAGCAGTAACACCAGTAGTTTTAGTAAACCAACCCACAGCATCTCGTTTAAACTCCACAGTTTCTTTGGTTGTAACATTTTCTGTACTTGCATCCAAAAGTGCTTGATAGATGACGGCTCTGAATAATGTTCGTTCACTTTCTCCCTCCTTGTTTTGTTCGGAGGTTCCTAGTGCTAAATCCATTTCTAATTTTGTTTTTGTTTCTTTTTCTTTCATTTATCCACTTGTTTGGTATTGTTTTGGCGGCCCATAAAAAACCATTCTTATCTAACCAATCAGCATAAGTAGTTTTACTGCCTTTGTAAAGTTTTGATTTAGGGTTTTGTAAAATAAATCTTATATCTAAATGTGGGGATTGTTGTTTTATTAGTAAATGTTTCTTTCGGTCTTCTTTAACAAACCTACCTTTGATCTCTATAATAATTCCGTTTTGTAATAAAACATCCGGAGTGTATACGTGTTTAGATTCTGGTATAATATACGAAATTTTAATTGTTTCATACTCGTAAGGTATTAATTTTTTTGAAAGCTCTTTGCACACATTAGCTTCAAAATTAGATCTAAACTTATTATTTTTTTTTAATGCCGGAACCATTTAAGCTATATCTTCAGGGACTTGAGGGGTTGTAGCTACATTGGTTAACCATCGAGGCCCGTTGCTATATATAAATTTTCTTAATCCCTTACCTTCGTTAGAATCTTTCCAACAATCTACTTTAAAAGAACAGTAAGAACAATTTACTCCTAGTTTTTTATTACCCGTAACTCCGTCCGGCTCATCTGGATAACATCGGGGTGGTGGTGTTGTTTCTTTTAAGGCGGTTTTTAATCTTTTAATTTTATCTCTTATATCTGGATATTCTTCTTCATCAGGTTTACATACAGTTATGTGTCCAAACTGTTTGTCAATAACAAAGAAACAAAGTTTGGTATTGTTTTCAGCTTCTCCGTAAGCTTTTATTTGATATAGATATCCAAACGAATCATTAGTTTTATTTAATGTATTGCTTTTAAATTTTTTAAAACCAAAACTAGAAGCACTTTTTATATCACAAATATAACCATCGATAGTTGCATCTTTGTGGCCTTTGACCCCATCTAGTTGTAATTCTTTTTGTTCTTCTTTTACTTCATGTCCTGCCATTTTAGCAAACAACAATAACAACTCCTCTAAAATATGGCCATATAAAAATTTAATTCTAGTTGAAGCATTTAAGTGTTCACGAGTTTCGGGTTTATGAAACTCATACCATGCTTGTCTTTCAACCTTACCCAACGAAGACATCCGAAGACCTCTAGGTTCGTTGGGTTTGTGGTTAAAAGAATTTTTTATAGATTGCTTTAAATTACTACAAAACATATCTAATTGTTCATCAGTTGGTTTAACGTTTGTGTCAAACACACGATGAATATCTTGTACTAATGTAGTAATGTCTGGCATATCTATTCTCCCTTTGTACGATAAAGATTAATTAAACGTAGCTGGTTCAGCTATTGGCGGTCCCTTGACTTCAGGAAAGTCTTCTGCTCCTGAAGAAGTGTCCGGCATAAATTTAATTATCTTTACTGATCTTAATATAGGAGTAACTCCAGTTGTCCCGGTAGGACTTGTGTAATTAAAAGGATTTACTTTTACATAGACCTCAGTTCCTCTGCCCAATCTACCGTTTGGTAAATCTTGCATAGTAAGTTGTTTGTTGTTTGTGTCAAACACACGAGGTTTAATAGGGTTTTCAGTCCCATCTTTTTTGTAGAAGTTAGTCTTAGCTTCAATATAGTCGCCAAGCTCTGGTCTCTTCTCACTATTTTTTATTGGAACTCCTGCCGCCTCTAACTTCTTTTTGTTTTCAGCATCCACTTGTAAAGTAATCTTATACTTCGGTGGTGGAAATGTAGCATCGGGTTCAAATAAATGATTGTAATGACATACACCTTGAACGATGATGTCTTGTGGTTTATCGGTTTTCTTTACCATATATATTCTCCTTTTAGTTATGGTGTCTTACCCTATGTAAGACTATGTTAATAGTTAAAACATAAAAAGAAACAAGTGTCAATGTGTTTCTTTCCATGAGTCGCCTATCTGAAACTCACTGTCTAATGGACATTTAAATTTCAAATCTCTTTCTGCTTTTTTCATAGCTTGTTTAGTAATAGCACCAAACTCTTCTGCTTGATCTCGTCTTACCTCCCATTGTACTTCATCATGTACGTTGGCTACGGGTTTAGCATCTAATTTTTTTTCTTGTACGGATTCATTGATATTGACTAAAAAATGTTTACAAACAATAGCACCACAGCTTTGCAACAACACATTAAGAGCCGAATGTTCTGATCTGGATACAAGATACCTCCCATCAATGGCTTTTATCATGCCTTGATTGGCTCTAATACTCATAATGATTTTTTCTTTTAAACTTTTTACCATAGGAAAGGACGACTCAAACCTCTCACGTAGCTGTTTGCCTTTCTCTATGCCTTCTCCTATGACTGCACCTAATTTTTCGTTTCCTGCCCCATAAATATAGGCATATAACCATGTTTTAGTTACGGCCCTATCTGGAAGTTGTAAAGCTTTTTGATGTACAGTGTGTATATCCCCATCTACTACAATATTTGTGTAGCTTTTGTCGTTAAGGTAATGAGCAAAGCATCTGATTTCTAGACTAGAGGCATCAGATCCTACTAAACAATAGTTTACCGTATCTTCTACTGACCAACATGATCTGCATTCAGAACCATATGGAGAATAACTTGCAGGAATTTGTGCCATGTTTGGGCTAAAATGACTCATTCTGTGGGTTACACACCCCATAGTCATGATCCTGCCATGCACTCTTCCATCTTCTTTTACAGCTTCTAACCAAGATTTAATTTGAGATACTCTTTTTTGTAATAACAAGTGCTTAGACATTTCTCTAGCTTCCGGTAAATCTATCTCTGATAACACAGATTCATCTACAATCGGTTTACCTTTGGGTGTTACCCGTTTAGGACTTGGTACCCACCCTAATCCCATCAATCGTTTAGTAATTTGTGGTCGTGAGTTGGGATTAAATACTTCTACATTGTCTTTTAAAGGTTTACCTGTCTTTTCACTTACCCGTTTTGTAATGATCGGCGGAAATATATCTTGTAGTTTTGATTTAATTTGGCCGCACGTGTCTTCTAAATCCGACATAAGCATTGTAGCTTTCTTTTGATCTAGATAAAATCCGTGATCTTCTTGTTGAGTTATAATTTCTTTTACTTTGTGTTCTAATCTTACAGGGTCTTTACCAAACGGTTGTATTTTTGGTAATAAATGTTGTGCTAATCTCTGAGTAACAAGAACATCTTGCCTACAATAAAATAACATCTCATCACTATACGTTTCAAAGTTATCTTTGTACTCAATCTTCTTTTGTTTTAAACGTTCGCCCCATGCTTTTAAACTATGGCCCCCGTCTATGTGAGGTTCAAGAAGTTGTGAGATCAACATGGTATCCCAGATATTTTCGTTATGTATTTCTACTCCTAATAGTTTTTTTAATACAGGAGCATCGAAACCTACACCGTTATGCATAATA